CGACCCGCCCGGCCGTCTTGCGGGTCCGGACCGCCGCCGACGGCACCAGGCCCAGGACCGGCGCGGCGGGCTCCGCGAAGGCGTTGACGACCCGGCGCGCGACGGCCTTGAAGCTGCCGCCGTCGACCAGCTCGGTGACCAGCTTGGCGACCAGGACGTCCATCGCGTTGTCGATCAGGTTCGCCATCGTCCGGCTCCAGTCCGCCTCCGGCGGACCCCGCTCGCTGAAGCGAGCGGGCCGGCCCGCTCGCTTCAGCGAGCGGGGTCATCCGTTCACCACTGGGCCGCGAAGTCGGCGAGGACCTCGCCGGCGGCGGCGGAGATCTCCTCGCCGGCGGCCTCCACGCCCCGGCTGAGCCAGTGCGTGGCCGTCAGCGTCACGCTCGACAGCAGCACCCAGTGCACGTCGAGTCCGTCGCCGCCGGTCGGCCGCGCCAGCAGCGGCGGGCGGCCGTCGCGGGTGATCAGCACCAGGCCCTCCATGTCGCGCGGGCTGGTGTGCCGCTTCGCCTCCTCGCTGACCGGCACGGCCAGGGCGCGGGCGGTCTTGGGGGTGATCGTCCCGCCGTGCTCCTGGATGGCCGCGTACCGGGCGGCGGGGTGGTTGGCGTGGACCCCGATGGCGGCGACGGGCTCGCCCTCCGTCGCCGGCCAGAAGCCGACGCCGCTCGCCAGGCCGCCCTGGCCGGGGTTGCGGCTGGTCAGGCCCAGCTCGCCGAGCGCGAGCTTCTCGCGGACGGCCTCGGCGCCGATCTCGGCGCCGGCGGTGAGGGCCTCGGCCACGACGCCGCCGAAGCGGCCGGCGAGTTCGGCGTCGCGGGCGATCTTCCGCCGCGTCGCCGCCGGGATCTCGATGGTGACGATCACCCGACCCTCCGCAGGTTCAGCGCCTCGGCGACCTCGCGGACGCCGGGCAGCAGCGTGTCGCGGGCGTAGCTGCTGACCGAGCCGCCCGAGCCGCTCTCGCCGGTCAGGCCCAGCTTGCGGCGCCGCTGGAAGTCGAACGCCACCTGCTGGACGGCCTTGTCGCGGACGTCGGCCGGCAGCGGGATCTCGCTGGTCGCCGACCAGTTCGTGCCGTCGGCCGACGGCAGCGTGGCCACGCCGGTGTGGTTGGTCAGGGCGGTGTAGACCACCCCGCCGTAGAGCACCTGGTCGCCGACGACGTACGTGTCCTCGCTGACCCAGTCGTCGGCGAAGGTGTACCCGCCGGCGTGGGTGACCTTGACGGCGAGCGTCCCGGTCATCCACCAGCCGACGCGGTAGAGCATCCCGGCGGCGGCGTTGACCTGGTAGTCGGTGTCGGCGGTCAGGGCGTCGCCGTAGTCGCCCTGGAGGCCCTCCTTGACCTCGCTGACCGACACGACCGGGTAGGCGCTCAGCAGCAGCACGTGCGTGCGGGCCTCGGGGACCGTGACGTACTCGACGCGGCTGGCGTACTCGAGGGCGGGCTTGCCCTCCCAGACCCGCCCGGCGGCGCGGGCGATCCGGGCCGACACGCCCGTGATGAGCTGGCCGAGGACGGTGTCGTAGTCCGTGTCGGTCGTCTCGATGCCGAGCAGGCTCTTGACCAGCGTCAGGCTGCACAGGCTCATAGTGCACCTCCGGTGCACCCCGCTCGCTTAAGCGAGCGGGCCGGCCTGCTCGCTTCAGCGAGCAGGGGCGTCACTTCGTGCCGCCGCCGACCTGCTGCTTGTCGCGCGGGGCGGCGGCCTGCTTGGCCTCGCCGGCGGCGCGGACCTGGCCGGCGGCCACGTGGGCGGCCACCAGGTCGCGGTGCATGTGGAACCGGTCGCCCGCGGCGTACGTGTGGCCGTTGTCCTTCACGCCGTCGACGGCGGCCTCGACTTCGACCATGCCGTTGTCGTCTTCGCTCATCGGTCAGCTCTCCTTCACGGCTCGGGGGCCCCTGCCGGCTCAAGCCGGCAGGCCGGCCCGCTCGCTTCAGCGAGCGGGAGCAGGGGCCGCCGAGCCGTGGCCCCGGACATGGGCCGGGGCACGGCAGGTTGCGGCGACCGGCCTCCGAGGCCGGCTCGCGTCTCACGGCTCGATGCTCAGCCGGCGATGTTGCCCGGCCGCTGGCCCTCGCGGGCGGGGCCGATGATCCGCACGCGGCCGGCCCGCTCGTGGATCTCCGCGACGTCGCGCGGCACGACCGCCTTGGCGGCCTCGCCGCGCTTGTCGCGGACGCGGCCCTTCTCGTCGGTGCGGACGGCGCACTTGACGCCGCCGAAGCCGATGCTCCGGTAGACCTCGACGACCACGCACCCGGACGCGGCGGCCTCGGCCGGCGGCGCGTCGGGCGGTGCGTCGGGCGCCGGCGGCTCGCCGCCGGCCTTGGGCTTCTTGTCGCTCATGGCGTGCTCCTGTGCTCTGTGCGGCTCTGTCGCGGCGGCGGCCGTCGGGCCCGGCGTGGGATTCTCTCGCCGGACCCGTCGGCCGGGGCCCACGCTGAGTGGGCCCATGGTTGTCACGTCACGTCAGGGGGTGACCCACACGCAGGTGATCGTCACGACGCAGTCGCAGCCGTTGGCGGCGTTCTCGTTGGCGACCAGGTCGAGCGTGTCGCCGGCGGCGACCTCGTACTCGCTGTCGTCCAGGCCGTCGAACTCGAACCGCACGCCGTCGTTGACGGCGTTGAGCTCCTCGGTCGAGAAGATGTTGGCGGCGGCGCCGTCGTTGTTCTGGATGTTCAGGTCGTCGTCGGCGTGCGCGCCGTTGCCGGCGGCCTTGTAGCCGACCGCGTTCAGCACGCGGAGCTTCTTGCCGGTCGGCACCGTGTAGCTCGTGGTGCCGGCGGCGGTGGGCGTCCAGACGATGACGAACGGGATCGCGGCGTTGGACGTGAGCACCTTGGGCGACGCCACGCCGACGTCCTGGAGGGTGTTGTCGTCGCCGTCGACCGTCTTGTTGGTCAGCGTCTGCGCCGTCGTGGCCATGGCGAACGCGCTGCTCGACCCGCCGAGGTCGGGGATCTGGGCGCTCGCGCCGCTGGTGGTCTGGGCCGCGACGTCCAGGGTGACGGTCTGCGCGGTCGCGTCGGCGGTGGTGATGACGAGCTTGCCGCTCGTCTTGCCGTTGACCGTGATGGTGCCGGTGTTCGTCTTGCCGGTCGCCAGCGTGATCGTCGGCGTGGTCGCGTCGTCGACGGTGACGGTTTCGGCCGTGATGTCGGTCAGGTCGAGCCGCTGCTCGACGACGCCGGGGCAGACGAACACCGTCACGTCGTTGTCGGCCCCGGTGCACGCCGTCAGGGCGATCGCGCCGTAGTACTGCGTCGACGCGTCGTCGGCATCGAGGACGAACGCCTTGCCGAGCGTGCCGCCGGTCAGCAGGTTGCCGACGGCGATGGTCTCGCCGCTGGTCACCGTCGTCAGCCCGCCGGGCGCGACGTACCGCGTCATGCCGTTGGCGCTCGCCTGGGTGAGGTTGCAGACGCCGACGATGGGGTGCGTCACCGCCGTGGCGTGCTGGACGGTGTTGGCGGCCGTCAGGTAGACGAACCGCCCCTTCGTCACGGCCGCCCCGGCGATGGCGGAGCTGAGCCCGCCGCCGGGGTACTGGGCCACCGCCGCCGGCGGGGCCGGCATCGGCCAGAGGTGCCCGACGACCAGCGTCGCCGCCAGGGCGACGAGGGCCGTCAACGCGAAGATCCGTTGCAGTCGCTTCATGGTGTGCTCCTTTCCGTTGGTGTCGATCCGTTGGCCCCGGCGGCCGCCGGGCTGGCCGGCCGCCGGGGCCCTCACTGGGTTGTCGGTCTGCGTTGTCCCTGCTCGCTCAAACGAGGTCCGCCTCGGCGGACCCCGCTCGCTGAAGCGAGCGGGCCGGCCTGCTCGCTTCAGCGAGCAGGGCGACGGCCTTCTAGGCCGTCGCGCAGGTGACCACGGCGTCGCCGTCGGCCTCGGCGGCGTCGACGTAGGCCAGGCCGCGCACGGCCGTCATGGCCTGGTCGAACCACACGTGCTCGCTGGTGGCGATCTCCAGGGCCCGCAGCATGCCGAAGTAGAACGCCCGCCGCATGTCGCCGAAGACGGCGTAGCTCTCGCCCGTCGTGATGGCGCTGGCGGCCTCGAACAGGTTGGCCTTGACGATGGGGTAGCCCTTCAGCAGCCGGACGCCCGCGTCGTTGACGAGCCGGTAGAGGTACTGGCCGTTCGCGTCCTTCTTGTTCAGCAGGGCGATGGCCACGCTGTAGTGCATGAACCATTTCGCGTTGTTGTAGAACACGCTCTTGCTGAGGCTGCCCTCGACCTCGTCGATGTCGTCGTAGTCGAGCGTGGCGATGGTGGTGTTGCCGGCGGCGGCGGCCACGGCGGAGATCGTGCCGCTGTTGAGCAGGCCGGTGATCCCGCCGTAGGTGGCCGACCCGTCGCCGTTGATCAGGGCGTTGTCCCAGAGGTACGCGAGGGCCTCGGGGATCATGATGCCCAGCAGGTTGCCCAGGTCCACCAGCAGGCCGGGGTCGGCGAACATGATGTTCGGGATCCCCGTCAGCGTCGCGCACTGCTCCGGCGTCATGGAGATGCTGGTGGTCGTCGGGCCGCTCTGCGTGATCGTCGCGGCGATGGCCGTCCAGTACGCCGTCAGGTCGGCCGTCTGCTTGGGCCACGTGGTGCTGCCGAGGGTGTTGAGCGGCACCCGGTTGCACTCGGGGAACACCGTCCCGTAGACCTCGGCGTTGCGGATCAGCTCGGCGCGGAACTCATTGCTGACGAACTCCGACCCGCTGCCGGCGACGCCCGGCTCGATGTCGGGGCTGGCCTTCATCCGGCCGGAGACCTCGAAGCCGGCGGCGTCCTTGGCGACCGCCTCGGCGACCTCGCGGGTGTACTTCGGCAGGTCGTCGACGGTGTACCGCTTGTGCGTCTTCATCAGCAGCACGGCGCAGTGGGCGCCGAACCGCTTGGCCGTCTCGTCGTCGGCGAAGCCGCGCTTGTCGGCCAGCATGTCCATCCGGGCGGCGCGGCCGCTCGGCAGGAGGATCCCGCCCTTGCTGACGCCCAGCCCCATCCGCTCGATGTTGCGGCGGGCCTCGGTCTCGGCGTCCAGGTCGGTGCGGAGCTGCTCCACCTGCGTCTTGAGCGCGGACGTCTCGACGTAGCCCTTGGCGGTCTCGTCGACGGCGGCCTCCAACTGGGTCAGCAGCTCGGCGGCCTTCTGGTCGCGCTGGTCGGAGGCGTCCTCCGCCATGACCGTGCCGAGCTGGGCCATCAGCTCCTTGAGCGTCTTCATGTCGTCACTCCGGGTGCGTCAGGTCACGGCCGCCCGCAGTCGTCGCGCGGCGGCCTTGAGTGCCTTCGCCCCTTCGCCCGACCCGGGCGCGTCGGCGCCGGCTGCCGGCGGGGGGGCGTCCGTTCCCGCCGGCGTGGCGTCGCCGCGTTCGATCTCCGGGTGCAGGCACAGCAGCTCGACGACCTCGCTGAGGCGGTCGAGCACTTGGTCGATTCGTTCGTCCGGCTTGGCCTCCAGCAGCTCCCCGGCCGGGCCGGCCGCCCCGGCGGCCTTCACCGCCGCCGCGACCTTGCCGGCCAGGTCGAACTCCGCCAGCCGCGTCATGACGTCGGCGGAGATCTCACTCACCAGCTCGTCGCGGTCGGCGGCCTGGCCGACCAGCGTCTTGACGATCTCGCCGGCGCCGCTCCGGCGGCGGCCGAGGACCTCCGCCGCGCGCTGGACGCACCCGGCGTTGCTCGGCACGCCGACGCAGCTCACCTCCAGCAGTTCGATCTCCGTCCACACCCGCAGCCAGTCGTCGTCGGCCAGGCCGGCGGCGGCGACGGCCTCGCGGATCTCGGGGAAGGCCTTGACCAGGTCCTTCACCGAGCCCTGGGCCCAGCGGATGGGGATGAAGCCGACGCTGAACGCGATGCCGAATCCGTCGGGGTCGCTCGCGAGGGCCCACCAGTCCTCGCCGGCGGCGCTTCGGCCGAAGCGGAACGTGCACGGCACGTCGAACTTCTCGACGCCGATGGCCTTGACCCATCCGGCCTGGGCGGCGGCGGCGTTGCTCGTGCGGTGCGTGTGCTGGCTCAGCATCGGCCGGTGGCCGCCGGTGAACTTGCCGAGGCGGGCCTTGACCGCCGCCGGCAGGATGATCTCGCCGTCGCGGTCGAGCTGGATCGTGCTCGCGACGCCGTCGGCGGTGCGGGCGCCCAGGTCCACGCCCTTGGTGACCCCGTAGAACGCCCGGTCGGCGGCGTCGGCCGCCGTCTTCTCGATCGCGCCGGTCTCGACGCCCTGCGTGTCAGTCGTCGTCATGGTCGGTGTCCTCCACGGCCGCCGGGGCCGCGCGGCGCATCAGGTCGGCGTAGGTGACGAACCGCACCGGCAACGGGACGTCTTCCCCTGCTCGCTCAAGCGAGCAGGCCGGCCCGCTCGCTTCAGCGAGCGGGGAGCCAGCAGGGGCCGTGGGCCGAATCCTTCGGCCCACGGCCAGGCACTGGCAGTTGATCGTCTCGCCGGGCGGGCCGTCGGGGTCGCGCGGGTGCGCCAGGTTCCACCCGTTCACGACGAACGGCTGGGCGACGGGCTTGGGGTCGCGGCGGTAGCGGGCCTCGGCGGCGACGTGGGCCTCGCGCCGCTCGCCGGGGCCCCGCGAGTGAATCCAGATCTCGTGGGTCATCCGCCCGGCCAGCCGGCCGGCGCGGCGGGCCCGGCTGAGCGTCTGGCCGACGGCGTTGCGGGCGGTCGTCAGCGCCCGGGCCCGGCCGGTCTGGGCGATGCCCTGGGCGCGGTCGGCGAGATGGCGGATGCCCTCGCCGGCCTCCAGGCCCTCGGCCAGGCTCGCCCGCAGCCGCTTGCGCGTCGCCAGGTCGAGCAGCCGGCTGAACCGCACCGCGTCGGTCTGGATCGCGATGCGGGCGGCCGGGTCGGCCGGCAGCGTCACGCGGAGGGTGTCGGCGTCGTCGCCGGTCAGGCCGGCCTCGTCGACGCTCTGGGCGACGCCCAGCTCGAAGGCCTGGCGGTGGAACGTCACGGCCCGGCCGACGAACT